GTTTTTGCATCGCCGCCCTTGACAGTGTCTTGACCATCGCCACCAACCTGAGTGGACGGGGGCGTGACGGGCGCATTCGGAGTAGTGGGCGCAGTCGGAGTTGTAGGGGTGGCAGGAGTAGTGGGGGCTTTGGCTGCCTTTACAGAATCAATAATTGGCTTAAATTGAGCGGCCACTGCCGGATCATTTAAGTTAATTGTAACCCCGGGTTTAATTTGATACTGAAGCTTGACGGGATCAATAAAATTTTTTGCAATCAAAAAATCCTTCAAACCTTCATATTCTTTTGGCGATACATAAATTGTTGATGGATCAACTGGGTCGACATAGCCCGGGCCTTGAACTTTCACCTCTTTATTCAAAATCTTGTTGATGATGTCATCATTCAATGGTTGGAATGAATACACACCACCCTGAGATGAGCCCTCTCCAGTGCTGGTATATTTTCCACCTGTTATAACATCAACAATATCTTTTTGAATGGTTGATAAACCACCATCTTCAGCAGATCCGGTAACGGAAACTTTGTCTTGCCCCGGCTTCCATAGAAGTTGATAACCGCCCTTGCCATCGTCAACAAGAATGAATGCAGAATCTTTGGGGGTTCCAAGTTTTTCGGCTTCTGCTACTTGTTCAGGAGTGGCCTCTCCAGAACCAATTGATACGCTATAGTCTTTGCCGCCAATTGTAAGATTGGCTTTATGAAATCCTGACGTGTCGCCAGTACTAACAACTCGGTCATTACTGAAATCAGTTTTGGTTGGGCCCTTGGTGTCGTCAACAGTGCTTGGGCCAACATCCACAGCCCATTTATTTGCGGTGGCGTCAACACCAGTCATTTCAAAATCAGCTCGGACATTGCTAATTAATTGGCTTAGGCTAAGACTGTTTTGTTTTCCATACCAAGAATTTAAAGAAACGCTCTCGCCAACATCGGTTTGAAAATTTATTGGCTTTGATGCAATACCCGCGGTCGAAGTAAATAGATGTTTGCCGTTTTGTTCAAAGCGACCATCGCTTGTAAGAACCATCCCATTTGATAGTTTATATCCACCGTCTGCTGTGCGGCCAGTTTCAAAAACAACATTGTCGTTGATTGCATCAATAAGTGCATCTCTTGTTGCAAGTTGGGCTATTGCTTTTTGATGGTAATCGTTAAAAGTGTTTGCTTCATCTCGTGATTGGGAATAATCTTTGTATTTGCTATCAAAAATATCCGCAACAGTCTTTAATTTTGATGCAGAGCTGTCTTTGACGCTAGTATCACTCAAATCTTTTTCTAGCGGCTTTAGGTTATTTATGTCGGCAGTAATCTTATCATTTCTGGCAGCAAAGCCATCAATGATATCTTTATTATTATTATAAAAATTTTGATAATCTTTATATTTTTGGCTTGATATATCCGAGTTATAATAATAACGACCCCAAGCCCAAAGAGATTGATTGTCTTTGATATTTGATTTAATGCTAGAAATATCAGCACTTGCCAAATCGTCTTTGCCATTGTTGGTGTTTTTCAAATACCAATCTATTGCGGCTTGTTTGTCGGGCGCATTGCCTCCAATTTGTTCAATTAAAGGAATAATGGCATTTGCTTTGGCTGATGCTGAATCAATATCACTTTTTAGATCATTAAGCGGTTTTGCATAAGTGTTATAATCTTTTTCAAAAGCATCGCTTTCCGCCAACACTTTTTGGCGTTGTTCATCATATTGTTTGTACTTTGCGTCGTAAGCGGCTTTTTCAGTGTTATAATCATTTTCCGCAGATATTGCATCTTTGGATTTGCCAGTTAGGTTATTGTATGCAGTTTTAATAGAATTTGACAAATTGCTTGCGCCGTACTGCAACGCAGCACTAGTCAAATAATTGCCAATGGCTTGCTCTGGATTTTGGCCAGTCACAAGACTAGTTAATGCTGTGCTGGCAGTTGCTTTAATAACGTTTACGGCATTAGGAGATAGGCCCCACTGATTGTTTTTGTTTACAGAATTAAAATAACTGCTTACGCTAGAACTAATTGCACCAGCAGCAAGGCCATCTTTAATGGCAGATCCAACGTCTTTCCCAGAAATGGCTGCAGTAATGCCATTGATGGCGCCTGACCTTAATCCAGAAATTGCAGCAGAGCTAACCCCAGAGGCTACACTTGGTGACAAATTAAAGGTATTCTGTAAATAATTTGTAAAATCTGTTTGAGTGCCTTTTGTAAAATTACCTATTGATGAGCTTTCGCCTATTCGTTGAGCGGCATATGCTTTTGCCGCTGACAAAGCAATATCGCCAATACTGCCGCCACGAACAGCAGTAACCGCAGCAGATGTAATATATGGCGGAATACCAACAGCCATGCCAGCCAAGGACAATATGGTTGGGAATGGGTCTTTGATAATGTTTTTAACTGTGCTTACAACAGTTTTTGCGACGCTGCTAACAACACTAGCAACACCTTTAACTACACTAGTAACGGCTTTGACAACAGATCCCATTATTAACCACCAAATCCAGTGAGAATTTCAAGAGTTTTGTCTTGCAAACTCATAGAAAATCCCTCTTCAGAAAGACTATCAACTGCTTTTTTAATTAAACTTTCAATCTCAGGTTCAAGAATGGCAATAAGTTTAGAAAAACCCATATGCTTGGCAGCATGCAAAGATTCAACAATGTTTTCTACAAGACGATTGGCAGTATCACCATTGACCATAGATACATAACCCACTCTGTCTGGAAAGCTTGCAATCGTGAACAGAGTGTTCCCAGAGCGCAGGCGAATAAGCCCCGGGTGGCTATATAGTTCAATCATCGCGGTATACAACAAACGCTCGGCGCTCACGCCATGTTTCTGTGCAGCCTCTTCAAACTGTTCCTGCTCATGCTTGTACTCATGCGCTGCCACAATGAAGATGTCATTGGGTTCTAGCATGTGCTTCTTTGAGTCAACCGGATGAATGTCTGTGAGTTTCATATTCTCATCCCACTTGAGGATTCATTGCACCAAGAAGGGCAGTAGCCCAGTCTTCCCACTTCTCATACTGAGAGGGGTTAGGTACAGCTTCATTAGTAAAGATATCAATAGCCAGCAGACCCTGCCCCCACAGCTTCCAGTCTGTCCTGCTGTCAGGAATCTCTAGCTGTTGAGCAGCGTATTGCTCACCCATTAGGCATGCCCACGACTCAAAAGTGTGGTAGCGCGGGTCATAGACAAGCTGTTGGATAGGTGTGTTCATGATTAGTACGGACGAACATCGCCAAAATCAGCGTTGATGATGATGCGGCCTAACTGGTAGTCACCGCCCTCTACGTTAGAGATGAAGCGAAGGCGCATTTCACGTCTTTGTTCACGCATATCAATTTTATGCGTATCTGGGAAAAAGGTATACGGATCAGACTGCTTATCATCTGCCTGAGCAAACGGACGACCGGTCACAATCAAATCCATTGGGCCGCTTTGCAAGAAGTCGGGCTCCACCCGCTCAACTCGCAGCCAATAGTTGTCAGCCACCTGAGAGGGTTGTGCGGGACCGCCAGACACCCAGCCAAGATCGTTAGTCTCAAAGTAAGACTCAATTGCTAGCGCCTGATTGGCGCGGATGGCATCTGTACCAATCTCATGTTGGTACAAAGAGATAAAAGTTTTTACATCGGTTAGGGTCATTGTGAAGTTGCTGCCGGCTGGAAGGCTGGCGCTCAAAACATCACCAACAACATAGTCAATGCCATAGCCAGTAATGGTTACCGATGTGACTGCACCACCGCTTACCACAATTGTGGCAGTCGCCCCAGTTCCAGATCCGCCAGTTAGAGGTTGGTTGCGATACGTACCGTTGGTGTATCCAGACCCAGCAGTGAACGTAAACAAATCAACCCCACCCGTTCCGTTCGGCGTCCAATCCGCATTGATAGGAAAGCGAAAAACCTGCGAGAAGTATCCGGCTGAACGTCTAGCCCCAAGAGCCTCACCAGCGTCATACCAGCAGTTCTCACGAATGTTATAGATGACCGCATCAGTACATTCAGTCGCGTTACCTCGAGGGTAGAACCACCAAATCTCGCCGTAGCGTGGAACTTTAGTCACCCACACCTTTGATCTCTGAGCATAGTTCAGGTTATCAAAGAAGTAGTTTTGATTGAAAGAATTTGGAATCTCTTTGACGGCACCGTTGTATAGCAAGAATCTATCAATTCCGCACCAGTAATAAATTCCGTCATACTCAATCACAGACTGTGAAGACATGATTGAGGACTGGCTGCTAATCAAGTCATAGCGCCAAAATTGAGCCGGTGTTCCTACGCCGCCCACAAAGCTCACGCGGATAAGGCTATCGAGGCTCCAAAAGAGCCCAGAAGGCGCGTTAGAGCCACCTCTGACGGGTAGCCCTTGGACAATCTTACCGGTGGCCACATTGACCGTATTGGCGTCTGCAGAAACCCAGTCTTGAAGATTTGCGGCAGAGCAGTTGCGAATCAATCCATCATTTCCATACACAAACACATACGGATGCAAAGACACAACACCGCCAGACACAGAAATTTCATTGTCAAACTGAATGCTAGTTGGACCGTTTGAGGTGGCATTGTGGTCAAACGTAACAGTGCCGCTGACATTAGAGACCACCCTTGTACCGGCGGGGAATGCAGAGCTGATAACTAACTGGCCTGCCCCAATCAGAGGATTGGCAGCTGCTAGAGTGCCGGTGGGAGATCCAATAGATGTTGTAACGATGTCCGTTACGATTCCAATTGGAGACAAAGATGTGCCATTGAGGTCCCCGCTCAGAACAGGCGTGTTTACATTGCTATCAACCAACGCAAGGTTTTGACCCGGGTGAGCCAGCAACAAATTGTTGCCAGATCCGCTAACGTCGGTAAACGTATCAAACTGCCAGAGGTTGTTATCGTTTGGCGCAAACCCGGACAGGGTTAGGTTTGAAATCCCCGAGCCGTTACCGTTGGCATCAATGGGCAACTTTTGCAAGCCATTGTTGTAGCCATTGAAGACGTTAGAGAAACCGTTTTGTGGGTTAACATAGATGCCTCGAGATGGACCAGCCAGAGTGTTAGTAATCTCTTGATAGCCGCCCATCTTCCGTGGGCGACCACGCTGGAAGCGCATCCAGCGCCCATCAGTGTAGAAATTCTTGTCAAAGAACGTCCCATCCCGCTGAACGCCGGGAACAGAGTCAAGGGCAAAAACTTTTTTTGTCATTAAAAAGTTCCACCGGAAATGCCATTGGTGAAAGTTCCAGAGCCGGTAATAGTCAGACCCGTAGAACTTACGGTGGAAACATTAGAGCCAAGAATTGAAATGCCAAACTGACCCGAAGATGGACGATAGATACCAGTACTACTTTCTGAGCTAAAGTTAAGAGCTGGAGACGCTGCAGATCCATCAAGCAAATTAACAATAGTGGATCCAGCTTGGATGGTATTGGCATTCAAAAAGTTTATGCCATCACAAACCAAAGTAACTTGGTTATTAACTGGCACAACAACTGAAGCGGCACCAGCGGCACCAGTTGTAATAGTGAGTGAATGTCCGTTAGCTACCGTTTGGTTAGAGATAACGTAAATGTTTACAACCTGCGGATAGACCGCAGTTACGTTACCAGTCAAAGAACCCGTGTACTCTTGGATGGTGCTAGAGATATCTTGGGTTGTAAGATAGTAAGTGCCCGAGGTAACCGGTTTGACCAGAGCTGTAAATTGGAAGTTAGCGGCTTGACCATAACCAACCGTTACATATCCATTGCCCGTAGAAATAATGAAAGCGGATTCTTGCGGAGCAAAGGTCAGCGTAGCTGCACCATCAATTAGATCAGATCCAGTGGCGGCAATAGTGACACTTCCAGTGCCATTGTTTTTGAAAAGCGTAAACCAGTTGTCACCAATGGTTACCGACGACGGCAAATAAATAGAACCAACACCACTTGACCACAACGTCACTTGAGCACGTTGTGAGCTATTAAAAGTAGATCCGTTAACAATACCAACAGAAGGATGGGATTGGTTTAGCGTAGCGCCAGAAGCCACCAGACCCAGTCCAGCCAATGTATTGGCATCCGGGCTAGACGTACCCACACCGAAAGCAATCACGCCCCACACACCAGCCGTTGTAGCGGTGTTAGTTAGATAGATGTACTTGGCCTGACCCGGTGCAATCGAAACAATCGTACCGGCAAACCCATACGTCTTAACGGTAAAGGTGTATGCCCCATTGTTCAGGATCAAAGCGTCTTGGCCAACAGACACTTGATTACCGGGAGGCATAGCCAAAGATAAGCCGCCAGCACTCGGCGTGACTTGCATAATGCGAGCGGCAAAGTTATCCGTAGCGTTGCCATTGATTGGCCACTCAAGCTGCGTATCAGCCGTCAGAGAGATGCCACGATACGAAACATCAACCGGCTGGATGACGTTTCCTGTAAACGGACTGTTGTAACTCATGAAGCATCCCTCACAATGGCTTGACGATCGCCAATGCGGGCGACGTTCTCAAGCTTGAGCATTTCAATGGCTTGTTGATACATGGCCTGCCAGAGCTGCACCCGCTCGTCGTTCTTCAGGAACGGCATGGCCTGCAGGAGCGACCCATAGAGCATGGCCTGCGGTGCGTACTCGGTAAACCAGTTGGTTTGGTTTGCAGAACTCAACGGCGGTACGCGCTGGTAGTACAGAACCTCAAAGGTGTAGTTAGTGTCCGGGGTCGGAGCTACCAGCCAATGCGTGTAGTCATAGTCGCTGTAGTACAGCGGGGTTCCAGTTTGTGCCGGATCTGGCCAATACTCTCTAAGGTACTCATAGTCCCGCAGCAGCACAGGCTGGCGCTGGCCATCTACAGTGATGTTCATAGAGACCGTCTTGCGCCACCGTGCGGGCTTATCAAGAACGTCTTGGCTGGCCACCATGTTGCTCTGGACAACATTTAGGTTGCCAAGGAACTTTAGGTCCGCAGCAATGATTTGCTCGGCCAGCATGATAAAGGTCGGAATCTTCTGGAGCGTCGCGGCGTCAGTACGCTCGAGGTATGACGAGA